AATCCGTTTAATCCCTGCGTTGTAAACGCCTGAACTATCTCATCACCGTCCTTTACGGTAGCTTGCCAAGCCTTAAAAGCCTTTTGCACATTGGTCGCGCCCTCTTCGGTAGAGGAGAAAATATTTCCTTTACCATCAGCACCGCCAATAGTTTCTTTTAGCTCTAATATTTTAGCGATCGTCTTATCAAAAAACCCGCTTAAACCGTCACCAATAATCGGGGCATTCATTTCTTGCAGTTTTTGTCGTGCAAGTATTGCCTCAAACATTAAATTTTCAAGTTCAAGAGTTTTGCTTTCTAAGTCTTTACCTAAAAGAATATCGGTTAAACTTCTATCTCCACCATTTCTAAGCGCAACAACTTCTTGCCCTAAAGTGTGGATTTCATCGGACAAGCCTTTTACTTTGTTTTCCTGAGATTTAACGTCAAATTTATTCAAAAACCCATTAGCTTTATTTACAAAACCACCAATGGCAGTCAATCCAACATCTAATGCGCGTAAAATGTTAGCGATGGATTCCAAAAATCCTTTTGCTAATCCTTGCGCCCATTTCTCAACGCCACCCTCGTCTTTGGCAATTTCTGCAAAAAACTTAGTGATAGATTCCGTTAATGATTGTATTGCCGGGGCAAGGGCGGCAACAAACTGATCTGTTAAACCTTTTGCCATGCTTTTTAATTTGGTCATTGCGTCAACAGTATCTTCGACACCTTTGGCCGCACTGCTTGACATAGCAAGCCCAAGCATTTTTGCCTCACCAAGCATTTCTTTTAACGCTTCGCTACCGCCTGAAAGGGTGTTGACCAATGCCGCACCCTCAGAATCAAACAGCTTAAACGCTAATCTGAGCCTATCTGATTCATTCTTTACTTCAGAAAAAGCATCAGCCAAAACAACCATGCGCTTGTCTAACGGCATTTTGTTTAATTCTTGAGCGTTAATCCCTAACTCTTTAATTGCCCCTTTCGCTTCACCTGTACCCATAGCAGCTTCGGCAGTTCGTCTAGTAAACCGCTGTAAAGCCATATCCATCGTATTAGTTGCAACGCCAGTAAGCTCTGCTGCAAAACGTAAACCACCCAAAGCCTCAGTTGTTGTGCCTATTTTTGAGGCAGTCTTAGCGAGTGAGTCAGTCGCGTTTAATGAACGCTTAACTAATAATCCAAACCCTGCTGCCCCGGCAACACCGACCAAAGCAGTACGCATTGAAAAGACTGCGCCAGTGACCTTCTTTAAACCAGAGGTAACAGAGCCAAAGCCCTTCTTGGTTTTATCTACCGCACTGATAATAATCTTGGTGTTTTCAGCCATCTTTCTCACTCATTATTTGGTAGTAAGCCATCCACTCGTTAAAGTGCGTGACGGACATTTGCTCTGCTTCTTCAATACTCATGTGCAAGCGATCAGCCAAGGACAACAAATTCATTCTTGATTGATCGCGTTTTAGTTTTTTGAAGCAGTCCCAACCGATTGGACATCGGCAAACATTTGGTTAGCAATTTCAGAGATAACCGCTGTTTCCTCCCCCATTAGATCAATGCGATCCTCTGAGCTTGTGAATAGCCGGTCATTTGACTCATCCATTGCTTTCATTAGAATTAGATCAACCATCGCTCCGATTGTCGTATTCTCAAGAAAGTTAGGATGCTTCTTTTGCAGTTCATTAAGGTCATAGCAACTAATTGATCCGCAGAACAACTTGAAGGGAACGCCCTTCTCATCTGCCCACGCCTCGACCACTACCTCGCGCAGTGGTATTGTTCGCCTTGACCGTAACTCTTTAGCCAGACCCATTATGAATGCACTGCTTCAGATACTGTTCCACCTGTAATAGAAAAGCTCGCTTCAACCATGCCATCAAAAGATACACTGATTGATTTGTTTGCAACTATTCCAGTTCCAGAATAATACTTTGACGAGGCAGCCGTACCAGATGGAGAGACTTCAAAATCAATAGACGCTCCGGCATCTAATACTAATTGCTGCGCATCAGCCTGATCCCAAAAACAGTCAATAGAGACACTTGCCTCGTCCAAACCAGAAGTGTACTTTCTGCCTGTATCTCCCATTTTTGTAACTTCTAAAATATTATTACCAGTGTCTATTGTGAACGACTTTACTTCACCAACAACAGCCTCTGCCTGTCCTGCTAATTGTAATTTTACTACGCCTGTTTGACCTGTAACTGTAGCCATTTTACTTTCCTCTTCTTTAAGTTGTGCCGCGTGTGTATTCGTACATCACACGAACCGTTAAAATAACCCCACCAATAGGGTCGATTGAACCTTCGTCTATTTCTACTTGAGTGATTTGCGTATCTTTAGCAAAGCCGCCTCTAGTTCTGTCCACATCAAGACCCTCTTCAATCGCCTCGATGATGTTGTTTCTCGCCTGGTCAATAAGCCCTGACTTAACAAAGCAAACTAACTCATAGTTAATAGTTGCGATGCGCTTGCCTATTGATCCACCGATAGTCGAATCTTCACGATTCTCATCAGCCGTTCTAACCAGAACAGCCGGGTATTGTGCGTTGGATAATTTATCGAACTGGAATGGCTCTCTGGTGACATAGCTTATGCGTACAGGAGCTATGACATCTTGGAGCGTGGTAATGATATTTGCTGCGATAGATTCTCTAACACTCATGGTAAGAACCTCTTAAATGTCTTTGCCAGTTTCTTTTCTTCTAGCCGACTAAAGCCAAAGAACTCTCTGGTTTTATTGTTGTTAGATGCTTTTTTAGCATCAGTGCCTCGCAAGAAAAAGATCTCAGCCCTTGTGCTGTTAGCTTTGACGCTCATATCACCCAACATCTGACCAGTAAAGTTAAGGTCTACATTGTCGGGACTGCGTCCTTTCTTAGTTCTAAAGAAAGCGTACTTTTCACTGTATGGCTTAAATCGTTGACCATTTATGTCAACACCTTTAGCGGTTCTGTTTAATATAATTTCCACGCCAATAGAGGCTGTCTTAAACAAAGCTAATTTAATACCTGCTTTGATCTCTGCCTGACGCTTCTTAGCTATGCCCTTAAAGCTCTTAGGCTTGATATCAACCTTGACCGCTAGGCTCATCGGACTAGGCGACCATCGTTGATAGGGGTCTTTTCCTCGTCACTAATCGTTCCGCTGCTGTCAGCGTCATATTCAACGCCATCTTTAAATACAGCCTCCAACTCTTCTGCAAAGCGAGACTTGTAAAAATCAATCATTCCTTGAAAACGATCACCATCGACCCAGTTGGTCAATTGCGGTAATGCGTATTTCCATAGGACTAAATAAGCATTTGCGCGAGTCCATTGCGAGTCCGTCAAGTATTGTGGCTTTAGCTCACCACTAAATCCTCGCTTGTCCCACCAATCTGCACGAATCTTCCGCTCAATATCTGCTTGTGCTTTTGCGTGGTCAGTAGAGAACGAATCAATACCAAAACTTAGGATGTCGGGGATGATGTCCATCAAATCCGCGTCACTAGAAAATGCCATAAATACTCCAATAAAAAAGCCCCACCCCCGAAAGGATGAGGCTTGTCTTTACTACTTAAACAGCCGCGTCAAAGAACAACTCAACACCGTAAGTGTCATCAAGCTCGCCAACACCGTAAACGGCAGTTGCGTTAAGCTCAGTGGCACGTAAGGATGCATCACGCTGAGTTTCGATCTGGAAGTCACGCTTTAGTGCAATCGCTAGTGCTTCGCGAGAGAATACAGCGCCCTTCACATCATCGTTACCGTCAACAGTTAGGTTGCTTGATTGGAAGATATCAACACCGCCCAAAGAACCAACAAAGCTACTACGCATTGCCTCGTTCTGAGCATCGCCACCGTTAGGGTTGGCAAAAGTGTTCGTCAAGTTAGCCTTCAACTGGTAAGCAGTGAATGGGTGGATAACAGCGGCCATAGAACCAGGCGCGTTGTTGTTTTGCAGAATCGCAACAGCCTTGAAGATGTCAGCAACAGTTATTTCTGTTCCTGCGCCACCTAGAGAGGTTGAGAAGCCATCAAACAGAGCAAGAAGGTCTTGATCCATTTTCTTAGCAATAGCCGAACCTAGAACAGTTCCTAGCTCAGTTGCAGGGTTGCCGTGTCCGTCACGCGCAAGATCAGTTAACAATACCTGTGCGCCAACTTCTGCGATAGTTACAGTCACTGATGAAGTGCTGACAGTCGTGCTTGACATGTCAGTGCCTTCAGTCAAAGCCGCTGCTGCGATTGAGGGGTACTTAGGTATCTGTATTGTCTTACCTGGAGTAGAACCGATGTTATAAGGAGTTACCAAACCAAGCATAAGAGACTGCTGTTCAGCGGTGAATCGAGCCTGTGCGATGATATTTGCAAACAGGTCGTCAAGAGTTGTACTAGTTGTTGCTGCCATGATTATTGCCTTTTCTATGGGCGAAAAAAAACCGCCAAATGGCGGTCTATTTCATTAAGTTAAATCAAGATGGCTAACGCTTGGATGCGGCAAAGGCCTCTCGGCCACCGTTCTCCCAATTGTCTACCATGTCTTGATGAGTCATTGTTTTTTGGACTGAGCCGCCAGAATTACCCTGACTGCCAGAACCGCCTGCCGATGCCCTCACAAAATGAGGATTGACAGTAAGAAATTCTGATACCGCTTCACTAACAGATAACAGATCACCTTTCTCGTTGTAGCGAGGGGTGTTATTGCCATCTACTACTTCAACAGTCCCATCCTCTGATAATCGAACTTGATTCTTTAGCAGAGTAGAAACTTGATCGGGATTGACCGCATTGTTAATAGAGGCCGCAGACAACAAAGCACCGTCAACCAGTGTTTGATGTAGCTTGCTCTTGTAGGCGTTTATTTCCTGATCCTTTTTGCTTACCGTATCCTTTAAGATAGATTCAAACTCACCGCGCTCTTTTTGAGCTTGTAGGTTGGACTCATCACGCTCTTTTAGAACCTGTCTGGCTTGATCTAAATCAATATCACCAATCTGGCTTTCAAACTTGCGTGTTTGTCGCTCCAATCTACCTGCGATCATTTTGTCTACTTGGGATTGTGTAAACGTCTTCTCCTGAGTTTCTACTGCCGCTGTTTCAGTCTCAGCTTCTGTTGCCATGATTTCTGAATCGCTCATGTGTACGAACCTCCCTTTGGAGTAGTTAAAAATTCTATTTAGCTTTCTTTTTTTTCTTCTTGGGTCGTCCTACCTTTGACCCATATGTTCCTTTACCTTTTGGCATGATTTACTCCTCAAAAATTGGCCTCCAATGGTGTCGGCAGTTATAACCACCGCGCACAATAAAAGGATCACCGGAAGCCTTACCTGCCCAAGACCCCGACCATGTTTGTTCGATTTCTTCATCTGTAAATGTTTGACCCTGATGCTTGCGACAGAATGGCCGCGTGTCTCTAATGCTTGATCCGTAATACTTCCACTTCTCAGCGCCTGACTCTCTGCCTATAGCTGTGTTAATGGACGCATCGAATTGCATGAGGCTGTCTTGCATCATCTGTACTGAATAGCGTCTTAGGTTGCGCCCGGTTGCATCTCTGCCATAGAGAGTCTGTAGCTTCTCTACCGCTGCCGCCTTTTGTGCCGCTGATCCATTGGCCGCAATATCTACTAATTTCTTAGCCTCTAATGAGTCCGATGAGATATAAATGCCGTTAATGCTTTGACTTAGGTTCTTAACAGACTCGTTAAACGCTCTGCCTGTTAGTGTGCTTTGATAAACCTCTGTTGCTAGGACATCCAGATACTCACTAGCAAGCGCCTCAAAGCCCTGAAAAGACAGCCGCTGTAACTGGGTGATGACCGATGCCTCAACATTGATAAAGTCACCGTAGTTCTGGAGCATAGCCAAAGCCGATGCCGATACATTCCTGTACTGCCGTATCGATGCCTGAACCTCTACCAGGTACACCTCATCAATGATCGATCTGATCTCAGCCCTAGCCGCTAACGCCCATTGCAGATCAAACAAATTCCCATCACTTAAAGGCGCTGTTGCCATCAATGCAGAGATTCGTGATTCTAGTTCTTGGAGTGCTGCGGCTATTCTTGCCTGGTGGGTATCTGCTAAACGATCAAGGAGATCGCTGTAATCGTTCTCTGCCGACATTACAGCGCTAACTCAGTCTCATCATCCGATTCAGTAAATTGGCCTAGTATCTCTGTGTTTGTCTCGATCTCTGTGTGCGCTTTAGCCAACAACTCATCATCAAGCACTAGATCAGCGATCTGCATGTCAATGTTTTGCATTAAGGTGACTGAGCGAACACCACTTGCGCGTATCTGCTGCAAGAAGGTTAGTTCTTTGTCATAGTCCCTAAGATCAAACGCATCTGGATAGGATACTTCCACATCGGGGGTGACATCTTGCCAATCACAGAACAGCACAAACAATTGCTCCTCTGCTAACTGTAAGATATCAGCCTTTTCTGATAGCTTGGCGTTGAGCATCTGGAACTCTGTAGCTAGAGCAACGCCTGATGCTGTCACTGCCGTTGTACCGCGAACAGCGCCCATATGGGTCATTCGGTTAATGGCCTCGACCTTATCGGTTATCGATGCACGAACAGCGTCTAGGTTCTGTCCACTGGGTTGCATCTGGTAAGGCTTTAGACCTTGATCCATGTCATCAGGCATATTGATGACCGACCCGGCTCCTGCGCTCGCGTCTGTAGAGAAGGTTTTACACAGAGTAGGATGGTTGGATATCCGTATAAGCTGCTCGATTTCTGATAGCTCTTGATAGATAGCGCGTTGCATATATGCGACATCGGATAGATCAGATATGCCGATGCCTCTGGTGACTGATCGTTGTGCAGGAAGAAACACAGCCGGGATACGACCCAACGGATTGTCCATCACATCGACTTTCTTTTCCTTGCCGTTTGAGGAAACATAGGATTCAATCTTATCCTCTGTCCAGACCTTGTAATAAGCCTCTACCTCTGTGTCAGAGACATGCTGTATGCTTTCCCTAACCTTTAGATAGATCAGCTTAAATCGACCGCTAGGGGTTCTCTCGTACTTCCAATCAAACACGTTTTCAGGGGTAAATAGAGTCAAGTAAGGGCGAATCTCTTGCGCCAGTTCTTCGGCCTTTGTCCCTGCGTTAGATTTAGGCTTGTCCACCATGACCCAAACATTGCCATACACTGATGCCCATACCTGCGCTTCACGCATAAATGTGTTCAATGAGCGGCCATCAAGATCACAGTCTTTTAGGAATGGTTCAAGGGCTACGTTATTAGCTAACGAGTTAAATGATCGAGTCGGTGGGACGCGCCATAGAAAGCTGCTGTATATGTGAACGATGTTCTTACAATGGTTGTCCATAGCAGTCAGGTCGATTCTGCGACCATATGAGTCACCGTCTTCATTGACGTATTTGGTCAGATACGATCCATCACGATAGTCTTGTCCACCCATATACGAGCGCAAGTAGAACTCCCAACTCTCCTTGTGATTGTCGTATTCAGGTGTTGTATATTCAATGTCTGCCATTAAGTCCACCGCGTTGGCTGTTCAATTTTATAGTCTGTTTTGATCGGGAAGAGATATTCAACCATGTAGCCAAGAGCATCGTTCATATGGTCATAGCCATCATCTTTGTTAGGTTGGCTCGTCCCTTCTTTGTAAGTCTGCCGCTCTAGCGACTTAATCGCTTGCTTACACTTGTCGGTAAAAAACAGATGCCTTTCCCCATTGCCTGACTTAAGCCGTGAATTGACGCTGTTGATGCGATCACGGACAGCAGGATGGGATTGCTTGGCCTTAGTCATAAAGCCTGCATTTTGTAATATGGATAGGTCTGTGCGACCCCCGGCTGATGTCTTTCTTTGTCGTGCCGCAGGATCAGGGTAGATAATGATTTGTCGATTTGGATAGCGTTGATGTATCTCTTTAGCCATCTCATCTGTGTTGCTGCCGTAGATTACGATCTCGTCTATACAGATAAGATTATTGCCTTTGCGTAAGGCCGCTACACAACTCATGGGGTTGGTATTGAAGTCCATGCCCAAGTGGAGTACACCCCCATCATCTTGATACTTAACGACTGAGGAGGCGCGTTCAAAGTTGTAGTAAATCAGTCCTGCATAGGTAACAAACTCAGCCTCATATTCTTGCTTGAACGTGCGCTCATCAAGATCAGATCGAGCCTGTTCTATTTCACTTTCTGAGACATTGCCGCCTTGGATAGTGGTGTACTGAAAGCTCTGCCAGTTGTCTGTGCCGCTTAACCCTTTAGCCCATAGATCATAGAAATGGTTTCTTCCTTGGGGTGTGCCTATGAATAGTGCTGAACCCTCACGATCAGATAAAGATGGTCTAATAACTTCATACCAAACCTCTGGACGCATGAGACTAAATTCATCTAAAACACAAAAATCCAGACTCCTGCCTCTAAGGGTCGCCCCTCCATTATCAGTGCCTTTTAAGCTGATCGTTGATCCGTTGATTAGCTTAATTGTCAAAGCAGTTAAGTTGGTAGACACAATGTATGATTCTGGAATATTTGCTATTAACATATCCCAAGCGATCTCTTTGGCTGCTCCAAAAGTGGGGGCTAAATACCAACAGTTCTTGTTCTTTCCACTGGTCGCTGCTCTAAGTAATTCAACCGTCGATAAATACGTTTTTCCGAACCTTCTTCCTGCGCATACGTTGCGAAAACGCGCTGTCTCTTGAGCAACCCATATTTCACTCTGCGGTAGTGTTAATTGCACGACTATCCAAGACAATATTAATAGGGGGTATCTCTTGTGCTTCTGGCTGTTCCTCTTTCCATCCACCCTGAACCTTTAAATAGAAGATGTTTGCCGCTACGTTGCCCTCTGTGGCTAATTTGACTAGGTTTGTACCCATGTCACTGATCTGTTTAACTCTGCCTTTTTTATAGGCATCAAGAACTTCAGGTTGTCGAGACTCAATCGCTCTTAAAGTAGTCTCTGAAATGCCAAAGTAATCAGCAATTTGACTTTTAGTTAATACAGCCGCAAGAGCCTTTAACTCAATAACCTGGTCATCATCAAAGACGATTGGTGGCTGTCCACCCCCCTCGCCTTGTTTACCATTCTTCATTTCTTATTAATTAAATCTTGGATAGTCTTGGATTCATAGATTCGTAACCCAAGCCATATGATAGTGAATAGAGATGCCGTTGGTGGTAGCCATGCGGCCAGTGATAAAATGCCAGTTGATGCGGCAGCAACATCCATCATATCTTTTCCATGATTATCCATCAGTTTTGGCCTTAGCTTTTGGCTTAGGCTCTTTAGGCTTATGATCGTATACAGCATTATCAAATAACTCTGCCTCTGCTTTTCTGCGCCTTGTTAGTCCGGCAACAACTTTGCCCCCGGCTTTGTCCCATCTGACGATCTGCTCTGAAACCTTATCTATGTCACCTGCATTGATGACCCTCAACATTGTGCTTGCTCTTAGGTTTCCGCAGCCTAAGTTAAAACACCAAGAAACGATGGCATCCCACTCATTTCGTAATAGGTGAACATTTACCAGGCGATCAACGTGATGCTCAACCATCTCAATATCCTTAACCAGTAAGGAATCAGCTTCTTTGTTGGTGATCTTGTCACCTTCTTGGACGTTACGAGCGTGTCCGTAACCAATCGTCCAAACGCCACCAGAGCATTGATACGCTTCTAGCTTGCAACCTTCAAAGTCTTTAATAAATTCCTTACCGGATTCAGAAGTTCTCATGCTCTGCCTCTTAGATAGTTTGGCTGTCCCACGACTATTAGGGAGTTGGTCGCTTCAATCGGACAGCACAGGTCACTCTAAAAAAGAGCCGCCTTTAAAACAAAAAAACCGCCAAAAGAGGCGGTATAAGATCGGGAGTCAGCCGAAAAAGT